ACGGTGTCCTGGGACAATCCAGACCAGGGCTTCGAGACCGACAAAGAGCCGATCTTCGACGATGAGGCAATGGTCGAGCTTGGCGGGATTGTGCGCGAAACGTCGATTGATGCCATTGGCTGCACATCCCTGGGTCAGGCCCAGCGTGCCGGGCAGTGGGCTGCGCTTACAGAGAAGCTGCAAACCCAGGGCGCCGTCTTTCGCGTTGGGCTCGACGGGGATATTCCTAAGCCTGGGCAAGTGATCGCTGTGGCTGACCCCATGCTGGTTGGCCGCAACAACGGCGGCAGGATATCGGCAGCGGCGGGACGTGTGGTCACGCTAGACCGCGATACCGTGGTGCCGGTGGGCGCGCGGCTGATGGTCAACCTTCCAAGCGGAAAATCAGAGGGGCGGGTGGTCAAGTCGGTCTCCGGCCGGGCCGTGACACTGATGGCAGATTTCAGCGAGCAGCCCCAGGCGGAAGCCGGCTGGATTTTGGACTATGAAGACCTGAAGCTGATGCAGTTCTACGTCCGCAACGTGACGCGGCCGGAGTGGCACCAGTTCCAATTCGAAGTTATCCAGCACGACCCGAGCAAGTTTGACGCTATCGACAACGGCGCCGTGGTCGACGTCCGTCCGATCACCGGCATTCCTGCAGGCAGCCAGGAAGCGCCGGCGCGCGTCATGCTTAGCCAGAACGTGGTGATCGAGCAGGGCATTGCCGTGACGATCATGTCTATCGCCTGGGACGCTGCGCCAGGCGCTGTGGCTTATGACGTCGAATGGAAGTGGGGCGCGCGCGAGTGGATCACCTTGCCGCGCACCCCTGAGCAAATGGTCGATGTGCGCGGGATCTACTCTGGGCAGTACATGGCCCGGGTTCGGGCGGTGAGCGCGCTAAACGTTTCCTCGATCCCGACGGCGTCGGCCCTGACCAATCTGGAAGGGAAGGTCGGCCTGCCGCCGGCGGTTTCGTTCCTGACCACCACCAGTGAGCTGTTCGGCATCGGCATCAAGTGGGGTTTCCCGGCCGGCGCCGAGGATACCCAGCGCACCGAGCTGTGGTACGGCACGGCCAACAACCTGGCGGCAGCCTCCAAGCTGGCCGACTTGGCGTATCCGCAGGCCGATTACCGCATGCAGCAACTGCTGACGGGGGCGACGTTGTTCTTCTGGGCTCGACTTGTGGACCGGACTGGCAACATCGGTCCGTTCTATCCGGTGGGTAACGGAGTGTTGGGCAGGGCCAGCTCCAACCCTGATCCTGTGTTGGACCTGGTCGCCGGCAAGATTGGCCGCACTGAGCTTGGCCAGGACATCGTGAAGGAGATCGACAAGATCCCTGGCTTGCAGGATCAGATCACCGCTCTGGGTGGGCTGAAGGCCTACAACAAGGATGCCACCTACCTCAAAGGACAGATGGTTGTAGAGGGAAGTCGAATCTACCAGGCCGCCCAGGCTGTACCGAAAAACCAGCCGCCGCCGAACATTACCTACTGGCTCGATGTTGGCCAGTCGGTAGAGACGGCGAACGGCCTAGCTCAGCAGGTCTCCACCAACACCGCCGATATCACCAAGCTTGACGGTGTAGTGACGGCCTCGGCGTCGAGCCTTCAGGTCCTGCAGGCGGCGTACAGGGATGACAACGGCGAGGGCGAGCTCGCGGATGCGCTCCAGGGCTTTAACGCCAAGGCCAGCTTTGCGGAGGAGGTGAAAACGCAGGCCACGAAGAACGCGGCAATGGTGCAGCGTACGACTGAGTTGGCCGCCGATGTGGGCGATGTCAGTGGAGCTGTGACCGAGCTCGAAAGCGTTGTTGTCACCGACCGCCAGGCCACGGCCCAGGCTATTCAGCAGATCGGGGTGAAGATCGGTGATAACTCGGCTGATATCCAGACCGTCAGCCAGGCTCAGGCCAGCACCGACGGTAAGTTGGCAACCATGTGGTCCGTGAAGATGCAGCTCAACCAAAACGGGCAGTACGTCGCGGCGGGTATCGGGCTTGGCATCGAGAACGTGGATGGTCAGTTGCAGAGCCAGTTCTTGGTGAGCGCTGACAGGTTCGCCGTGGTGAACAACATCAACGGGGTGCTTTCGTCGCCGTTCACGGTGCAAAACGGCCAGGTCTTCATGCGATCGGCGTTCATCCAGGACGGCAGCATCACCATGCTGAAGATCGGAGAGGCGCTGCAGTCCGACAACTATGTCGCCGGTGTTCAAGGATGGCGCCTCGATAAAGCTGGCAACCTGGAGTTTAACGGCCCGGCGCCTGGTGGTGGTCGCCTGACGATGACCAATCGTGCAATCAAGGTGTACGACGAAAACAACGTCAAGCGGGTGCAGCTAGGGGATCTGACAGCATGATCGGAGGAATTAGAATATGGGGGCCTACTGGCCTCCTGGAATTGGATGAGAACTCATTCACCGTGAGGGTTGTTTATTCAGCCCTCATTGGCACGGCGGGCGTGAGTACTTTTGTTTCCATACCAGGCGTGAATCCCTCTACTCACATCGGTATATGTTTGCCTAATGGGCAGTACTCAGGGGACCCGTCCGGCCAAGACGCAAGTTTGTCTCAGTTCGATGTGCAGATGCTTTCGGGCGGCGTTCAAGTCTGGTTTAGAAATAGAAATATGCCAACCGGCCGGATAGGGGTGTCAGTTCAGCGACTTCTAGTATTCAGGTATAGATAATGTCCTATGGGCTAACTTTTACGAATAATTCAGATGTTGTAACGCTTGACTCTGAGTTTGCACGGCTTGTTGTTATACACAAAGGGATCTATGGGCCGTCTGGCGGTGACTTTCCATCGGTGATTACGTCGCAAGAACCGCCGTTAATCTTTGTCAGACCCTCAACTGGGGGCTTTCAATGGGTAAGCCTGAAGGGCTCACCTGGCAATTGGACGGGCTTCATCAACGGGGCGAGCGGTGGCTCTGGCTCGTTTTTTGTTGCCGCCTATGAGTCCACTCCAACCGCACAATATGGACTCAGGTTATGGGATGGCGGAGCAAAACAACTATTCGATAATGGAACGCCTTGTGCTCAGTTCACAGACGTCGTTACCGGCTGGGCTTATGGTGGTGCGGCAAATCCCTCTGTAGGGCGTTGGATATATACCTTCTATGCGAGTGTTCCCTTAAATACAGGGAACTACATGCTGATTAATAACATAGCGATGAATATTCCCGGAGGGGATACGTTCTCGCTGCTTTCTTGTTATTGGGATTATGCAAACAACCGAATAGTCGCGCAGCTACAAAACATCGGCGACTTCAACGGCTCAAGTTTCTTTCTCCCGCTAATGTTTGCAAAGCCAATTTCATAGGAGGCTTAGATGGCCTGGTACAAAACAGGAACTGTTGCCGTTACAGCCGGCAGTAACGCAGTTATTGGCGCAGGCACGGCGTTCATCGCTAACTCGCGTGTGGGCGATGGTTTCAGGGGGCCGGATGGCCTGTGGTACGAGGTCACCAACATCGCGAGCAATACGGCGATTTCCATCGCCCCGAACTACCAGAGTGCTACAGTTGCTGCGGGTGTGTACACCATTGCTCCGATGCAGGGCTACGTCAAAGAGTCAGCGGATCGACTGCGCGCCATCACTGATCAGTTTAAAGACTTGGATCAGGAAGTGGCTAATGCACAGGCCTCCGCCGCCGCGGCGAAGACTTCAGAAACCAACGCCAAGGCATCCGAGACAAAGTCCAAAACATCGGAAACCAATGCTGCTGCCTCGGCGACGACCGCCAGCGGTGCTGCGACGTCTGCAACGGCATCCAGGAACGCAGCTGCACAGTCTGAGACCAATGCGGCTACCTCTGCGTCCAATGCGCTGACACAAGCCGATCGGGCGAAGACCGAGGCTGACAAGCTGGGAAATGCGAACCTTTTCCTGGCGACCGTTGATTCTGTATCCGCAGGTGTGCCGCGCTTCAAAGATGCCCTTCAGGTTGGCGGTGCTGGCGGCGTTCTCTTGCGCAGGGAGGGGGTCACTGATCCCAACTCAACGGCAATGGTTCGACTTACCCATGCCACCGACAGCAGTGTCCGAATAATCGACGACGCCCGAGGGATTGTGCGGTTGCTGCTGGACGCTGCAGGCTCTGCTCAGTTTGGCGCAAACGTTATTGTCAGTGGGGGTAACGCCTACATCAGGGCCGGCGCCCCCGGAGGAAACTCTCACCTTTGGTTCAATGAGTCTGGTAGCACCGCCACGCGCGGGGTTATCTACTGTGAGCCATCAGGCAACATCAACTTTTCAGCCGGCTATGGGCAGTCTGGCGCAGGCCCGTTAGTTACGATCACCAAGGCTGGCGTTCTTGTGACCGCCGCCGGCATCACGCTCAGCGCTGGCAGGTCAATCAGCTCTACGGGCGACATTACTTCTAACCTGTATACGGGTGGAAGCCTAAGCGCACAGCTTGCATCGATGGGCTCGACAATTTCTTCGAAGCTGGATTCCTCGGTGGCGGACTTCGCAATCATCTATCCCAATGGTGGTACCGCCGCAGCGCCTGGGAACATCGTTACGGCGTCGAGATTCACGTCCGACAACCCTTTTCCAGGGTTCCATGTGATCACAGTGCTGGAAATTCTCATTGGTGGTATTTGGTCAGAGCCAAGGCTGGACGGCAACGCAGGCACCGGCGGCGCGTCATACGGCGCGTATGCACAGCAGATCCTGCCGACGGACAAGATAATTTGCCAGGCTGGTGCGAGCGGGGTGGCATTGCCCAGCGCTTCAGCAGGTGGTGGTCACGGTTATAGCGGCGCAGTGCTGACCACCGCGCCAGTGCGAGTAAAGGTCTGGAAACTTAAGGGGACCATCTGATGATCCGATTTTATGCAGTGGTGGGCTCGAACTTCTTCGAGGGTGACGAGACAGACAAAGGCCCCGATGAAGGCTGGATCGAGATGGAAGGGGAGCGGCCACAAGGCGATAACAGCATGGACTACACGGCGCAAGCCGATGGCACCTGGGCAATTACCCAAGAGACGCTGATCGCTAAGCTGAGCGTGGTGGAAAATGCTTGGCGTGAAGAACAAATGCCGATCGCCCAGCAGACGGTTACAGCAATCGACTTTGGCGAGGAAGGCATCCTTGGCTCCATAGAAGACTGGAAGCTGTACTGGCGCGCCCTGCGCAAGTGGACAGTGGATAATCCCGAATTCCCCGACATGAGCAAGCGACCAGTTCAGCCAGCCTGAACCGGTAAAGAACACACCAGCCGCCTTGAGCGGTTTTTTTGTGCCTGGAGAAAAGCATGCCGATCACCGAACAGCAGTTGCTGCAGATCCTCCCGAACGCCGGCCGCCAAGCCGGCGTTTTTGTTTCCG